GCCGACCGAGACAATCCGGCCCACTGTCTTCATTTTAAGCGAGTAGTCTGGTTGCGGAGGCGGGAGTCGCACCCGCAATCTCCAGCTTATGAGGCTGGCGAGTTACTGTTTCTCTACCCCGCTGTTCCTCTGTAATTGCTGTTCCTATGACTGTCAACTCAAAATAATTTTTGGGGGAAGAGTTTTGTGGGGTGCACGCTCCAGCCACCCCCGTGGACCATGCAACGGCCAAAGCCGATGCCAGTCTAGTGTCTATATCTAGAGATACCATACTTCACACTAGCTATATCTAGTAGATAGAAGATAGATAGCGTTTAGCTATTCAGATGATAGCACCCCTTGCACCCCTATTAGACTAAAGTATTAGACGTTTGACATAAAATGCGAGAGCGCAAGAAGGGTAAGCCCCTTTCAATCCGCATGAACGACGAGCTGATAGAGTTATCTAGATATTAGATAGAGCCACCTGATTAAGATATTTGATTATATATAGAGCGATAGATAGTATCTAATCATAGCTAAATAGATAGCTATATATATAGATAGCAAGAACGATACCAATTAGGAGTGAGAAATGAAAACGACAGTCACATTGTATCATAAAGAGCTAGAGCTGCTTTCGCAGCTTATCATTCAACAAAACCAGGCATTGTATGAGGAGCGAACCGATTATCGTTCCAATAACGATCACTTGCCTCATCGTGAATATGAGGATCGTTGCAATGAGCTTGATGAGCTTTTTGATTTGAGCTGGAAGCTGCGTCGCAGAATTGAAGAAGCATATTATCGCACCTTCGCGTGACAATCTACAGTCTGGCATCTAATCGGTGCCAGATCATAGATTGCCATTCCGAGCAATCGCAAAGGAGAGAGAACCATGGATAACAGAATATTCTCGTTTGATAGTGCCAAGGCTATTAAAGCGCAATCGTTTGGATGGTTAAATGCCATTCACTACATGGCACCGGCTAGCCTATCAGGTGTCAATCTATGTCCTAAGGCTTCCGAGGCTTGCAAGGCCTTATGCTTAGGCTGGCATAGTGGCCAGGCTGGAATGGTAGCGCATGACGACGATAAGAATAGTGTTCGTTTGTCACGCTTGGCAAAGGCTAAACGCTTTATGAAAGAGCGTAAGGCTTATATGCGTGACGTGGTAAGATCGATAGAACTAGCTATTAAAAAGGCTAGCAAGCTCGATATGAAACTTTGTGTTCGGATGAATGGATCTACTGATATTGCGTGGGAAGGGATTGCTTGCGAGCGTGCCGGTGTTACCTATCGCAATTTAATGCAAGCCTTTCCAGATATCCAGTTTGTTGACTACACAAAAATCGCGTCACGCTTAGAGCGTGCTTTGCCAAGCAATTATTATCTTATCCTATCGCGTCATGAAAAAAATGATAGCGACGTGGTTAAGATTGTTTCATCCGGCCTTGGCAACGCGGCCGTCGTGTTTGAAACCGTTCCGGTCACCTGGCAAGGCTTAACGGTCATAGACGGTGACAAGCACGATTTGAGACACCTTGATCCTAAAGGTGTGATCGTAGGATTAACACCTAAAGGCCGTAAGGCAAAGCGTGACATGTCCGGGTTCGTGGTTCGTGCAGCGTAAGGGGGATCTTATGGATAAGTTTACACAAGAGACTATGATTGCATGGGTTTATGACGCGATAGGTAATCAACCACGCTATGCAATCCAGAATATGAAAAAAGCGCTTAATATGTGTGCTTGGATGAATGATAGCGACGATAAGCACCGTTATTGGTGCGCCACCTTTGCGCTTAATCATTGGGATTTATACCAGGTTGAATGTGAAATACGACGCAACAAAAAACTTTACGCTTAATGGGGGATAACATGACATTAAAAGATCTTAAAGCAATCGCTGATCGTGCAGATGAAGCATTCACTAACGCTTGCCAGGTTTACTATTGTGACGGTCGATGGGGATATTATAGAGCCGTCGAATGCAATTATGAGGTGCCGAAAGAGTTAGACGTTTTGTGTGATCAGGCCTTATCAGCCCTTCATGCGTTCTATTTAAAGCGTGACGGTTCAAAAGGCTTTCTTGGATCCCGTGGCTTGTAATTAACCTATCATTAAGGGGCAGGCGCTATGCTTGCCCCTATTCTCACAAAAGGAACCGCGACAATGCTTGATGTCATAGAAGGGTTATGGGAAGCTGTCATCTTGGGAGCGTTGCCAATAGGGGCAATCCTTTTTACCATATGGAGCTTTAAAGATGACGACCGAGCGCGTTTTTACGATATGGGCACAAGATACCTATGTGATCGAGATAGAGGCAGATAGCCTCACGGAAGCCCTGGACTATGCTTATGAGCTGGATGACGACGAATGGACCTACGTTGCCACTAGCGTTGAAGCCGAGGAATTTTTAGAGGAAGAGGAAGAGGAAGAATGATAACGGAAGAGCAAATAGCAGCCCTTAAAAAGCTGATCCAATTAACGCCCGAAAATCCAAGGGATAGTTCTTGCGAGATTGTGAACCCTGCTTTATTTGAGTTGTATTGCGACACCCTGTTCCTAGATCCCGAATATTGCTACGTCACCGAAGCTGACGCAGTACAAGCCCTTGACCAGTTGCTTGATTTCTAGCCTGGTCAAATCCCCCGCCTCGGCGGGTTCTCCTCCCTGACTTGGCGGCTCCTACGGGGGCCGTCTTTTTTTTTAAGTCACCAGCCTAGCCGGAGGGTTCACCAATGCCGCTCACGGGGCTTCTAATGCCCTTTAAAATGTCATTGACGCGTCTGGCACGCTCGGCAAGTTGATCCTCGGTTAACTTGGGGGCTTCCGGTTCTAATTTCACAAGTCCCTTTGCGTGTCCGGTGATGAACTGGTTTCCGCTTGTCTTGGCGTTGGGAGATTTACCGGCTGTCCGAAGCCAGTTGCGCCAGGTTGCATCCCAGTCGAGCTTGATGCCCTTTTGACCAGGCACAGCTTTCCAGTAGTCCCGAAATTTTGCAAGTTCCTGATTGTCCAACCCGTCCTCTGCCCTTGGATGCCAGTCCTCCGGCAATCGTTTGCCCTTGTTTGCCCGAGGTGAGGGGGGATTTAAGGATGGGGGAGTATTATCTAGTACTAGAGGGGATGAGGGGGAAACCATTAAGGGGGGAGAGGAGATGTCACCGTGATGTCCCCGTGATGTCACCGTGACTTCACCGTGATGTCCCCGTGACAGTCTTCGTTTTTGCTGCCTCTCCCGCCATTGTGCACGTTGCCGGTCCAGCTTGTCATCTGCCTCGGCAAGCAGATCATCTAGCTCTTTTGCAAGCACGGCTATCTGGTCAGCGGTGCACCCCGCTGCCAGCATCGCCTTGATGATTTTAAGACTGTTCACTGTTCGACTTGCGCCATGCGTTCAGCCGCTTGTGATTCGGCCTGGGCAAAAGCTGGATCTTGCATCAGCTTGTAATAGTGAAGTCCAGCCATCAAAAGATTTCGGAGAACGTCACTTTCGGTATTGATGCGGGACGACCAACGAAAGTCATTGATTTCAGCCCACATATCAGCAGAGAATGTCAGTGTTTTACGGATGTCTAAGGTCATGTTGCGCCTCCATTGGTGAGAGGTTGTTGATACCCTATTCGCATATATGATGCAACCCTGTTGACAGGCTTATAATCGTATGTATATATAGCGGCGGAGGTGCACAGATGACTGACATCAGCTTGAGTCTAAAAAAAATAGAATATCTTGAGGATGCTATTGCACAGATGCAGCAGCGCCTCTTCAGTATTGATATCCAGTATGGCGAACGCGACTTAATCGCCATTATCACGGATCTCATAACCACGCTGGATCACGCGAAAAATGATCTGAAGTGGGTGCGTAAAGAAATCGTCGAACAGACATTTAACACTGGGGACTTATCACATGACAACAGGCTCGGACTTTACACCTGAGTATAGACGTACCGCATGGTGGTCTGGCGACAGCCGCAGGGCTGTATCAGGACACTTGATCGACGTAATCCTTGAGAAGCGGGGCGAGAAAGCTCCGGCTGATCTATCAGAAGTCGAAGCTGTTCAGATGGGGCACGTTATGCAGCCCTATATTGGCAGAATATTTGAGGACAGCACAGGCATAGGGGTAAAAGACTATGACCTACCAGGCACGCATCCGACTGAGCCTTGGCTTAGGGCGCACACCGATTTCGTCACTGCCGACAATGGCCTCCTTGAGGTCAAGAACTATAATGCTGCAATCATCAACAAGTTCAGTGAGCCTGACGATGAACTCCGACTTCCTGCAACAGACCTTATACAATGCGTACATGAAGCAACGGTCTTTGGAGTATCTCATGTCCATTTTGCCGTACTGTTCGGTGGTCAACGGTTTCGCCATTGGCGGGTCGATGTCAACGATGCAATGAAGGCTGATTTCGAACAGCAAGCCGCCAAGTGGTGGGCGATGTGCCAGATCGGAGATCTACCAACACCGGAAACCGTCGAGCAAGCCAAACTGGTCTATTCACGGTCTACCGACGAGCAGATCTTGTCGAACGCTGCCGTCGAGCAAGTGGTGCAACAGCTCAAAAGCATCAAGCAGAATATCAAGACGCTTGAAGAGCAAGAGGAGCAAGCACAGCTCATGCTCCAGAACTACATGCAATCGAAATCGGAAATCGTCACACCGTTCGGTGAAGTGCTAGTAAGTTGGAAATCTTCCAAATCTACCAAGAGTTTCGACGCAAAGAGGTTCCAAGCTGAGAACCCGAATTTTGTCGATTTGTACACTGTTGAAAAACCTGGCAGCAGGCGTTTTTTGGTTAAATAACAAATTCAACAAACATGGGCGCGGCGGGGCGTGGTTGGGCCGGGCACGGCAATGCACGGCTAGGCGCAGCGAAGCGCGGCAAGGCAGGGCAAGGCAATTATTTATTAGGAGAACAAAATGGAAGTTGATATTCGCGTAACAGGAATTACACCGCTCATTTGCAACAGGTTTTATGATGAAGCGGCAATGACATCATCGCAAAGCGTTCGA